AGATTCCTGTGTGCGCTGAGTGTACAGTTCACGAAACTCTTGCTCACCTTGTTGGGCTGTGCTGGCAAAAAACTCTGCATTGAGCCCTTGTGCTGCTTCGCCTAACGCTTGAACTACCTTTATTGCCCGCTGACTTATGTCCGCTTTCTGTTGCCGTCGAATCGACTGCATCTGCACCAGGTGCTTGACCTGTACATCCTTGTTATCAAGGATCTGCTGAATCGCGTTACGGACTCGCTTTGGTTTGTCCTTGTACTGCTCTTGGAAGGTTTCGCGCAGGCCGGTGATGAAGTCTTCGTAACGGATCATCGCACCCGCGCTGTCGGTTGGGTCTTTTTCTAAATCTGTTAAAAAGCCATTGAACTGGTCATCGTAGAACTGCCCGCCCTGCACAATGTCGATTTTGTTCTGTTCGTCTTTTTCCTTTTCCGCCTGTGTCAGATAGATGTCTGCGGCACTGCGCCCTATGCGGGCGATGCTCTCACCTAGACTCATCAAAGCGCGGTTCTGGGCACCGCCACCAGGAACACTCATGTCCATCGGGGCAGGTGCATTCGGAACGTTCGGTGCGCTTAACCGATTTTGTTGCGGTAGTACGCTAGCGGTTTCAAAAGGTAATCGGGCCATTACTTTTCTAACTCATTAAATCGGTAGTACAGTTGCCCAAAATCAGCACCACCGCCCAGAAGTGTACTGAATAGCTGTAGATCACGCGCTCCTGCTACATCACCAGCGCCTTGATCGGCTAGGGCGGCTCTGCGCATCAGTTGCGTGTAGGCCAGTTGTCCGCGTCGTAATTCCATCTTTGCTTTGTTCTTTGCTTCTAGCCTTGTGCGGGCCGCTTCATAGCGCGTGTTGTAGTCCAGCATTCTTTGGTTGTAGTCGTTCGCAAAAGCCTGGGCGATCTGAACGTTGGCTGGTGTCCCGACATTGACGCTAGCGCCAGAAGCGCCAGCCCGTGCGCGAATGCCACCGATACGTCGCTGGCCGGCGATTTGTTCTTGCATCAGTAGCTCTGCGCCACGGAACTCTATGGCTCTGGCGTTTTCAGCGCCAGTCTGCATGTACAAACCTGCCTGCTCACGGGCAAAGGCTAGGTTTTCTGCAGCGCTGGCACGATATTCAGACGCCTGGGCGCGTAGATTCGTAACCTGTTGGGCATTCGACTTGGCCTGCCCGTACATATTGAGTAGGGTGCTGCCCGCTGTAATTGCGGCAAAAACTGCAAATGCACTCATTCGTTAGTTTGGTAGTCAATTGCTAATAAAGTGACAGAAAACGGATATGGTTGATCCTGTCTCAGAAATAGCTGAGTTATCGTGTTGAACTGATCGCCGACTTGAAACGTTCTCTCGCCAGTAAAGAAGGACAAAGCGCTGCCAATATTGTCGCTGGCAGTTCTAAATACGGCTTCAGTCAGGTCGCTGATATTGACGCCAAAGTTCAGGCCAAGGCTTTCCAAATAAGCGATGGTCGCAGCGTCTAGGTCGTTGGCGTTGGTGCCAAACTTAAAGCTCAGTGATTCTAGTAGGCGCACAGTGAAACGATGGATGCGCTTGCGGTTGCCAACGCTGGTGCCCTGTCCGGTCATTGCCACCATTGGCAGACTCTTGATGTCGCTGTTGTAGCTAAATCCTATGCGGAAGTTCGTGGCTGCCGTCTGAAGCGTGATCGCGCCAGAGCTAACGGTTCTGTCTGGCTGTACGGCGGCATCGGCTAAAATCGCTACGCTTTCGCCTTCCAGATGGTCTAGCGCACTGACAGCGGTACTTGCAGTGGTGCGGGTTGGTGGTTCTTCTAGGCCGGAATCTACAAAGTGAGCGTCGCTTGGTACGACTTCAGATGCCACAAAAAAGCGCTCCAAGAATTCGATGTAACGTTTTTCTGTGACAACTCTTAGTGTACTGACGGTAACACTACTAGTTGAGCCGCTGACTGTGACCGCTGCACCACCAGATGATTCAGACAACTGGAAGGTGTTTACTGTCTCGCTAGTCCCAGAGCTAACGACGTAGTACAATTTATCAGCAGTGAAGCCGTCAATGGTGGTGCTGTCGAAAACGACAATCGTACCGTTGGCTAGCCCGTGACTGGATTTTGTAAATTTGTCTGTAGTCTGATTGAAGGTAATTGAAGTCAGCGCTGCCGCACGCAGATGACGCTTCACAATCATGTAGAGCTGGTCGTGAGTACCACGCGGTATACTTGCTATGCTTTCGACCTTCGCCTGTGATCCATGCGTATCATCGTAGTGCGCACCGCCTATGGTGTGGCGATGCCAGGCCCTCATCTGTAAAAGATCCACATACGTCAGGCCTGCTAGCCTGCCGTCGTTCCGCAGGCACCACAGCACTGAATATGGCTGGTCCTGGTAGGCTGTTGCAATTAGTCCAGACTCGCTGATGTCTTCGCTTCTGAGTGTTAGGTCTGCCGCGCTATATTGGTCCTGCAATTTGTCGAAGGCTAGTTCACGCAGCTTACGCCCGTTGTTTTGCACATATAAAAGGTTGTTCCCAACCTTCGCTGGCAGAGCGGTTGGGTCGCAGCTCCAGGCACTGACTTTGGTAATGCTGAAGCTGAACGGTGTCAGTGTCACATCGTCATCGGTTCCAAAGCATTGGAATATGCCACCTGACGTGCCGATAGTCAGCCTGCGGTCTTCGGATAGCCATTCGATCTGATCTACGGTGTCTGAACTGATCGTTAGACTGAGCGCATTGTCTTCAAAAATCTGCTCACCAATGACCGACCTACCTGCGCTGTCAAACTGGCCCGTACTGCGCCCTAGCGGTTCTGTTGCACTAAAATTAAAAAAGTCGGCGGTCTTGCTGAAGAAGATCGTCTGCGGCTCTTCGGTAGTGCCTGCATACACCAGGCGCTGCTGGTAAATCTGTACCGTACGCGGGTAGCCGGTGGTTTCGCTGAAACTGCCTAACTGCCACTCTGTCGTAGCGCCTACGCCTGCGATGGCTTTCTTCAATAAAACTAAAACTACTGTCGTGCTGGTGCGCTCTACAATTTCGCCGTAGCCCCATTTGATTTGCGGCGCGACTTCAGTGTTAAATCGGATGTAGCGGCCTATGTCCTTAGTTTGAAAGCCAGTGTCATCCGTAATGCCAGTGGCTGCACTCGCTGTTACTTTTAAGTACTTGCCTTTGTTGACAAAGCTCTTACTGACCGTTAAGTCTGCAGAAGTTGGCGCTGCAGTAATGTCTACTGGCGTGCCGCCTGCGGTGGTCGCAAGTTTGAAGGTGTTTTGTGTGGCGCTGACTACAAAATAGTCTGTAGTGGCCGATAAGGTCGGCGAACTAGTAAAGCCGCTGGGTATGGCAGAAAACTGGATCTTCATGCCATTAACTAGCGGGTGATTTGCTAGCGTGAAGCTGTTGGTCGCAACATCGACATTGCTTGGCGATATTGTACCGACTTCTTCTAGGCTGAGTGTTTGGGCAGAATCATCAATTGTTGCAGAAAACTCTGAATTTGCTGCCAGCGCTACCGTCAACGTGGTGTCGGTGGTGTTCGTCGCCATGAACGGTCCATCGGTCAAGACCGTGGTCGGGCTACTACCTGAACTCGGTAACAACTCTGTCAGCGTCCAGTCGTTGGTGTCGTTACGCTCTAGGCGGGCTGGTGGATGGCTAGGATGGGCTAAGAAGAGTACGTCAGCAGACTGTGTGAAAGCGAGGTCATCGACCTGTGCACTTGTGTAGGGCGTTGTGATCTCAGCGCGTTGGCTGATGTTGACGTTGCCGCTGGTGGTCTGTGATGTCGTGCTGGTAACGGTGAAGGTATTGGCGTCTGCTACGGTGGCGATTGTGTAAAAGCCATCAACGCCATTGCCGCTAGTGAAGTCCAAGTAGACTTCATCAGATGCGCTGTAGCCGTGACTGGATTTGGTAACTGTTACGGTGGTCGTGCTTTGGCTGTACGTTGCTGCGATGGCATCAGTCCTAACTGGGCCATCATTCGCAAAGAAGCGGATGTATAGGTTGCCGAACTCCAACACCAGGCTTGTGCCTTGACCGCGACTAAACGGTATCAGTCGAGCTTGTCCGTTGGCTTTGGTGGTTGCCGCAAAGAAGGTGCCTGGCCGGCGGGTAAGACTGCCCTGCGGCAATACGACCATATTCTCAAGCGTCGCTAGGCTGGACTTGTAGCTTTCCAACTCCACCATTCCCTGCATACGCGGGCTGATCTGGCCGTCTGCAAAGCTGGATTGGAGAGCTTGAATTCGCATTATGGGGCCGGTACTGCTCGGCGGTAGGTACTACCGACTAGGCGGGCGTTAATAAAGCCATCGGCAAGAAACTCGCCAGCCTGTGAGCGTTCTTGACTGTCTACACCACGCGCTTCGGCCAGTATCTGTAGATACTTCGATAGCATCCGGTCACGCAGCTCCGCTCGACCTGTCAGTGCTTCTGCGATTTCGGATGCTAGCTTCATCGCAACCGCGTGCAAGAGCAGGCTATCAAACTGTGTTGGATCGGTGACTTTTGCGATATATAAAAGGTTGACTGCTGTCGCGTCCGTGAACACAAAACGGCCTTCTACTTTGTAAGACTGGTAAAAGTCTTCGATGTCCAAGACGCGCAGACAGTCAGCGGGAAGGGCAAACTTCTTGGCATAGCCCCAGGCTGGAGCAGTGACGCTTGCAGCTAGAGCTACGCGAGTTACTGCGGCATTCCAAGGATGCGAACGAAGCACGGCGTCTCTACAGTCTTCATAGCGAAGATTGCACTGCCGTGCCCGCTCATTTTCGTCGGTCAGGGCTGCGATTTTGGCTTCGCCCAAGTTACTCAGGGCGATGTTGCATATCTGAACGACGCTGGTCATTAGTCTCCTAGCGTATAAAAGACCATGAACTTGATCGTGCCCGTCGCGGCAGCACCGCCCACGGTAGCAATCAAGTCGGTTTCCGCAGTGTAATTGTGCGCAACGCCGGCAATGGCATTGGTTTCCGTCACAAGATTTGCGGTGTTCATGGTTGTCGCCGTGATGAAGCGGTCGTCGTCCCCTGAATCGCCTACCTTGATCGTTACACTACTACCCAGCGCATCCGCCATCACCCGAACTTGGTAGATGGTTGCACCCTTGGGCATTCTTGAAAAAGTAATGGTATCGCCGGAAGCAGTCGAACTGGCTTCAAAGCTGTCATACCAAACTCGCATCCGCCCGTGGGCTTCAGCCGCATCAACATTGACAGTAGGATCTGCCGTAATGTTGGTGATTTTGGTCGTGTTGTTATTTGCCATTATTCAGCTCCTGTTAGGCCGGTGATTCGTCGCAAGGTATTTCAACTACTTTTTCTTCTTCCATCCTAGTGCTGCCAATGCTCATGCAAGCATAGACCTGCGTCGCGTAGCCCTTGTCTGGTCTTTCATCAATGCGTACCGTCAGGTCTTTGGCGACTGCCAGCGTCAGCCCATCCACGGCATACGCGAAGCAGGTTCTTACGTCAGAACTGCTGTCAAGAGCTAGTCTTGTACTAACTATAAACTGAAACCCTAGAAAAGAATCTAGCTGGCCTTGAGCTAAAGCCTTTACGGTTGAGAAGTCGCTTGAGGTCACTTCTGTGAACGCCAACAAATCTTGAATTTGTTTTGGCCCTACGACAATGACTCTAGGTATTGACGGGTCAACACTATTGTTATCTAGGATGAATTTGGCTTTGCGCAACTTTTCGATGTTTAGCCCAGTGCTGCCTGAACCTGTAGCACGGTCTGTGACCAATACTTTTTGAGTGCTTGGCAAGCTGGTAGTCGTTCCGCCAGTTTCGCCGGTCTTGGCGTCACCTGTGGCTGCGGTGATGATGACATCATCCATAGAACGCCCGATGGCGAATGCCTGTGCTTGTGCGTAACTGCTGGTAGGATCAACGATCATTCGAAGTTTATCTTGATCGTCAATTAGGTCGGCTACTTCGTAGTCTGCCAACGTCACCATTCGCCTAGCGTGCGGTGTATCATTGAGCAGAGTGTCAGCAGCTCTGGTGGTTCGAACAGAAGCGCTCTGGCTCCCTATCTGGTCAAAGAAGGCTTGTTTGCCTCGGACTGCTTCGACACGCACAGCGCCGCGCAGTCGTGAGCCTTTTTGCTGGCTCAAGTGCTGAAGGTTGGCGCTGTACTGTTGTACAAACGCCGTTGTGATTTGCGAAGACATTACGTCGCTCCAAATTTAAGCTCCCATGCCTAAATTCAGAGTTATCTTCGCTAAGAAGGCTCTTGGTAGGGTGCGAAATACGGGTCTAGACAGATTGTCCGACACGCAGCCCGCATGGGTAATCGTGCCTAGCGCTTGCGGCTAGGCGGTGGTTTTGGTGGTTCTAACTTGAACCCTTCATCCTGACATACAAAGTTCCAATACTTAGTTGCAAGTTGTATCGGATCAGCAATGTCCACGGCGTTGCCATTTTCAACCGCAAGCCGCAGTACTTCCATCCGCAGTTCGCGGATTTCCTGTTGGGTCATGTCAGCAGTTCCCGCAGGCGTAAGGCTTCAGCAACGTACTTGTCATGGTCACGGTGCATGCCGTCCCAATACGGCCCATCTGGTGCCATCAGTTCAGACAGGCGGCTTTCTATATCTACTCTGCCACCATTTGAATTGGTGCCAACATCGTTCTGTAGAAGCCCGTCTTCTGCCATCATCCGGCCTACTTTGTTCATCATCTTGACCAAGCCAGGATGATTGCCCAAGCCGGTTTCTTCGACTAACTTCAGTGTCTCACCATCTGCTAGCTGCAGGAAGGCACGCCTAGCGATGTCGCTGTTGGCTTCATACTCTCTTCCCCAGTCCTGGCGCAACGAATGTACATAGTTTTGTTGCTGCTGTTCAAACTGGTCCTTGGCAGCGGTTTCGCTCAGTTCGCTGTTCTTGCTGTACCAGTCATAGATGTTGCGCACCTGTGCTTTTGAAAGCCCGACCTTATGCGCTTCTTGTAAAAACTGGCGTGTTGTTTCATTGTCGGCGTGGATGTCGTAACCCGCAGGATCATTCGGACGCCCTAGACGCTCATAGACTTCTGACCACGACGGGTCATCTTCTGAACTGGGCAGCCGTACGATCTGTTCTGGTGGTGCGCCTAGACGCTTGACTAGATGAACGTAGCTCTTGGCTAGCTTGCTTACGTCATCAAAGCTGCGCAGGCTCGGTTCGTTTGCTAGGTCTTCTGGCAGGCTGCGCGGGTCAAACGCTAGACCGTTGGCTGCTTCTGCGGTGCCTTCGGGTGTCAGCCCAGTCTGACTAGGCTCTATCGGTTCAGATGGCGGCGACTCGTTCGTCGCTTGTGCCTCTTGGATCGTAGCTTCCATACGGTAAGTCTATAAGATTATTAAGCCGCTCAAGGTCAGTACCCAGGTAGCGCAACAGATCAATAATAACAGAACGCCGTCCATCGTTATACGCCGTGCTATATGGGTCGCCAGGAACGTGACACGGGTCAAAGATTCCGTGTCGGTGACAAAGGTCTGCCAAGACACGCTCGCCCTGCGGACCTTGAAAAATGGTGCGGTAGTCCGCTAGTCGCTTCTTTTCTTTTTCCGTTAGTCTCATGCTGATTGGGCTCTAGCTTCATTTAAAGTTGCGACGCTTTCATTGCGGCGACTCATGCTGATTAAGTTCTGCTGCTCCGCAATCGCGTTCGCTTGTACCAGTTCCTGCTGTTGTGCTGCCTGTTCAGCTTCAGCCTGCTGTTCTTGCATCATCTCTTCGGTACTCTTGAACACGCTTGGGCTGACCTTCAGGATCTCAGCCGCCAACTCTGCAACACGCCCTGTCTGGAAGCGCTGGATCACGGTTGGATCTAGCTGCGCAAACGGCACCAGGAACTGGATTAGCTGACTAATGCTGGCTAGCTCACCTGCGCGTTGAGCAATCGCAACTGGATTGCTGTAAGCCACCTTGAAGTCGGCATCTAATAAAACCTGTGGTGGTGGTGGTAGCATCTGTGAACGCAACATTACTGAAAGTGTGCGGATCACCAATGGACCTAAAAACTCGGCTTCCTGTCTGGCAACAATCGGCCCTAAAATGTTCAAGCGGTCCCGCTGCCTAGCGGCGATTTCGGTAGCCGAAAACCGAAGTACGTCACCATCGGCAGCCGTGGGACCTGGTAACTCCAGCAAGTCTAGATAGAAAGTTCTGTCGATGGCTGCGCGGACCTGCCCAATCTTCGCTTCGTTCAAATCTACCCGCCCGCCAGTCTGTAGTGGTGCAATCCGGTCTTGTGGGCCAAGACCAGCGCGGTAGTAGTTTAGACCGCCTGGTGTGGTGCGGATTGGCGATAGAAAGCCGTCATCGGGGACCAACAATGGTGGATCCACGACTTTTTGTAAGGCAATCAAGCCAACACGCTCCATTTCGTTAATCATCCGCACATCTGGCAGCGCTTCGATACCTGGGCCACGCCCATAGACTTCCATACTGTTTTTCTGCCAGCGGCTCACGATATAGGGCATTTCGTCAAAGCCACCTTCCTGCACCGTCTTACGGCTCTCAGGATGCACATAGACGCTCAAGAAAGGCTTCTGCTTTGAAGTCCTGCCACCAGGTGCGTTGCTGCGTGGCCGCACGATGTGCAGTAGCTCAAAGCGTCTGAACGGTTCTTTGTCGGAGGCCTTCACGATTTCGTCAGGCAACTTGTTGCCAAACTGCTTGTACAGACTTCTAGCGGTGTCATCGAAGCGCCGGTACACGCTGTCGATCATGCCTGTCTTGTTTTCGGCAATGTAGGTGTGGCCCAAGAAGTAACTCTTGAACACTGGACCCATGCCAGGCTCTTGCGTGACGTACATACAGCCCGTACCAAAGGCTAGCAGGTCTAGGTAGTATTCGTGTGCGCTCTGATGAAACATGCTCCGTGGCGCATTGAATACGCTGTTGCAGCGCCTGGTCGCATCTTCCAGCCAGAGCTGTACCTGCCGGTTTTTCATCAGTTCGCGGTCTTCTGTCTCCAAAGCAAACCAAGGAACCGTGCTGCTGGTCAGCGTGTTGTGTAGTCCAGATGCGCCACGAACCAACGCCCGTACCGCTGTAGACTCATAGATCCGGTCACGCCGTTGCTCCCCAGGTGCGCGGTAGCGGTTGGTAAAGTCGGCTCTTCTAGGAATCATCAGTTCGGCAATGTCCTGCCACATATTTTGCCAGTTCCCGCGCTCGCTCTTCAGCGCTTCGTATTCTTGAACCAGCGTTGCTGCATCGCTACTCATAGCGCATACCTTCGGCGGCTCATGGTGTCGCCACCACCAGACAGGATTGTGTCTTCACGCCCATAGCGATTCAACAACAGGCGGCGCATGCGGCGTAGCCTTTCTTCTTCGGTCATCTGACCGGCCTTGGTTGTTGCCTGCTCCATCTCCGGTATCACACCTGGATCGTCCAGAGTTGGTGCGGATGCTAGGTTGTCGCCACCTATGGCCTGTGGTTCTTCTGGTTTTGGTGGGTTAAAAAAGTTCATAAAATCTGTCGGTAGCGCTTCAATGCCGCCCGTATTGTCTTCTGCTATTCCTACAAGAGTATTGCGAATCTGAACCGCTGGGTTCTTGTCGCCATAGGCTGTAGCAGCAACGTCACCCGCAAAAGGTATGACTTTTTCTTCTGCGTACTTTGTGACCTGTGCCGCTTGTGATTCAGCACCTCCGGTCAACTGATTGGCGTAGTGTTCCAACAATTCATTGCGCTGCCCGCCTGAAATGTTCTTACCAAACTGGACCGCATTTTCCTGCATGGCTGCACCAGCCCGCACCGCTTGCGCTTGTGCCGCCTTGCCCGCTTGTACCAGCGCTTCCTGACCAGCCGTGCCGATCTTAATCAATTCTTGCTGTATCTGACCGCCACGCTTCACGGTTTCTTCCTGCAGGCCACGCACACTGATGCGACTAAGGTCTTGGTCTAGATTTAAGCTCATGTCTGGCAAAGTCGGCATGTTGATTTCAATCTTTGGCATGTAGTCCTGCTCGGTGTTGATGCCTAGCGTATCGGCAGCACCTTTCAGGTTCGTCTTTGCGGATTCAGTAAAGCCGCGAACATTGGTTTCTACTAGCTTCTCTACTTTCTTTTTTGGGTTACACATCGACTAACTCCTTTTGCATCAATACGGTTTTCAATTTAAAGCCTGCTTTGTTCAAAACACGTTGATAGCCCTTGAAGCCGTTTTGGTAAATCCGTACAGCACCACGTTTGCGTGCATCCGCTTCAGCGGCAGGTAAGACTTCATTTATAATTTCTTTCAGTGAACCGGCTACATAAATACCGTAGCCTTCCAGCCCGTCTGGACCGGATTCATAAGCACCCACCAAGCAACTGTTTTTTGAACTGTAGAACTCCAAACGTCCTGCGTCGATTGCAGCCACCACAGCATCGACTGTCGTGTCATGCCCATTGCGCTTGATCGCCTTGGCAATACCGTCCCTAAACTCTTGTTTCAACGTGCAGCTCCGCGTCTTTTGAAGCCCTGGCTCAAAACCGAACGCCGGTAGCCTAGACGATCACCGCGCTTCCTAGCTTCGGTGTCAATGGCTAGTGATCGCTGTAGCCCAGGTGCCTGCCCTGCAAGCGTCAAGACCTGTTGCTTTGCGGTTTTCGCCTGACGCGTGTACTCGCTCAACTGTGGTGCCATGCCTTCGTACGCTGCTTGTAGACGCGAATACTCCTGCTGGCTGGCGTCATAGACTGCCTTGGTGTCTGAAGCGGCACGGTCTACATAGCCGGTGTCCTGGGCAAATGCTTGATAATCCTGCAATAAAGGTTCGGCACTGTTGGCATTTTGACGTAAATTCAGCAACGCTTGTTCCGCTTGCCGGTATCCACCACTTTTAAATTCACTGAATGCCTGGGCCGCAGGGTTGTAAGTGTTGCTTTGATAATCCTGGTAGCGTTTTAAGATTGTTGCTGTCTGTTGTTCTGCAAAACGTTGAACGTAGCCAGTGTCTGCTACAAGTTTCTGATACTCGGCTGGGTTGCCTTGTGCGGACTTCAGCATCTGCTCGTAATCACGCGCACCAATCCTGACAACGGTCTGGTAGTTGTCTGCATAGATCTGGTAGCGCCGTTGCAGTTCTTTTTCAGCAGTGTCTTGCTGCGTTTGCAAATCCTGCAACTTCTGTTGAGCTTGCTGAAAATTTTGCTCAATGCTTGGACCTTGCGCTGCAATACTACCTGCCGCCGTTTCATAGGCAGTCTTGCGCCGTTGCAACTCCTGCTTATAACTGGCTACCGCTTCCTGCCGGTCCTGGACATAACGGTTGTAGTCCCGCGTTAGCGTGCCCTGGTAGTTACGGGCTTGCTCGACGGCTCGGTTATACTGTGGTGCCAACTCTTCGTAACCCGCCAACGCGGTTCTACCGGATTCCTGTGCGCCCGTTAGAAGCTGTCGGTTGCGCTTCAGCGCTTCGCGGATGTTGAAATCAGTTGAGCGGACCATAACTCTCACTGGTTGGGTGTTTCATCCAGAAGTCGAATGGGTCGAAGCTGCCGTCACTTAGGCTGCCTACCGCTACACTAGGGCGCGGCTGGAAGTTCGCCGTGGTGGCGTATCTCAACGACTGACAGGCGTATCGGGTTGCACTCATCAAGTCATCGTGCTTTCTAATCACCTTGCCGTCCTTGCGGTGATACATCCGAAATTCCTGAAACCACTGATCCAGATGATTGAAGACTTTGAAGCGCCCTGTCTGCATGCGTGTCAGCAAAGCCATCAAGCCAGGCTCCACCGCAATGCCGCCTTCTGGATTCGTGAAATGGCTGCCTAGAAAGTTCACACCGGCTCTGCGGTACTGTGTCGCTAGCGCTTCGCCAGAGCCCTTGTCGTGGATACTACCATCATGCGGCCAAGCTACCGGGATGAAACCGCCACGGTGCTTGATCGCTTCAGCGTGTTGGAGCATGCCACTGCCCTTTTCACGGTAGGCGTCATACAAGTACACCACATCGGTGTCTCTGTCGTGAGACAACCAGACACAAGCCGTAGGGTGGTCAAAACCAAAGTCGATACCCGCAATCCGGCTGAAGTGGTCGGGTATCGCAAACGCTGAAACCATAATCTGATCTTCTGGCACCGGGAACACTTGTCCAGAACCTAGCGTCGGTATGCCCTTAGAACGCATCAAGCGCTCATGCGGTGGTAGCGCTGCCAAAATTTCTTCGCGTACTTCTAGGCTCAAATGTGGTGCATCGTCCCAAGTGGCCTGCACTAGCGCCTGACCACCCTTGCGCTCATTTAAGAACATTGCCACCACGCCTGTCACACCCGCTTCTGGTGTAAAGGTCAGGCTGACAGGACCGCCAGACTTCAAGGTTGCTCTTAGAGCCTGGCTGTAGATTTCTTGCGGTGGCTCTTCATCAAGCCAGACATAATCTACCGCCACACCCATCCAGGCTGTAGGACCAGCGTCATACGACTTGAACTGCAAGCGGCTGTTGCGGCCACTGACGTGTTTGACTAGCACAAAGCCCAAGGCATTGGGTACACCTGGATTGCGCTCTGTCTTCACGATCAAGTCTTTTGGAATGGCGCCGGTGCCAAAACTTTCAGGATCGCCTGGCTCGCCAATCAACTCGCTCTGAACAATGTCGCGGGTCGCGTAGTGGCTCTTGCCTGCGGCCCAAGCGTTGATCGCTCTGTCGAAGCGGTGTCCGGTCCACCAGTCTGGATACTTGCCCGTCAGGTGATACGCCAACTCCATCGCTCCAGAAAAGGTCTTGCCGACCTTGTTGCCTGCCATCAAGCAGCGTTGTCGCGCCCGCTGACCCGCATCGTCTAGCGCTTCATGGAAGGTAAGCTGGTACGGATAGGGTTCGTAAAAGTCCATCGCATTGGTGCGGCGCAGCTCTTCGTACTCGTCACGAAGTTTTAAAACTTCATCCAGCCCGTCTAGGTACTGCTCTTCAGCCCACTGGTCTGCAGATTGGCGGGTGGTCACTTCTTCTTCGCTTTCTTTTTCGCCGCCTTCGCTGCCTTTATACCAGCCGGTGTGTAAGGGTGTTTTTTCTTTTTGCCTGTCTTCTTATCATAAACCATTGGCATAATTAGCTCCGTTTTTTAGGTTTGTTCCGCTTGGCAGTCTTCGCTGAGTCCCGAAACGCCTTCTGCACGAAGTAACTCCTGGTGTCGTTTATCCGATAGCTCAAAGCGCTGCTTGCGGTCCCTCAACAGCGCGTCCCGTAAGGTCTCCTGAATGCTGTGGCGGTACCAGGCTGGTATGCTCGCTGATGGCGCGATCATTCCTTGATTCGCCTGCAACTCCCGCAACAAAAAATCAATCTCCAATGGGTTCAAGTTTACGTTCATCGCTCAAGCCCGATAAAGGTTTGGAAGTGCAGCGTCTGCAAAGTGCCTACGTCTTGCCGTACAGTAGGCGGTTGCATCATAGCTTTGGGTCACTGACTCCTGCGCTCTGCGTGGAGTGTGGCACCGGTATGGTGTGGCGAACCCGTTAGCGTCGGGCGTTCCCTCAGAAAGTTACTCGCCAAATCAGCTTCCCGTGACACTTCCAAAATCATTAACAATTCCACATACGTCTTGAGCGGTATTCAGCCATCGACTCTCTCCCAGTCCGCGTCTTCGGCTTCGACTACCTTTGCGGGTGAATCCGCTGGTGGTGCTTCTGTGTCTTCACTCTTCAACTTCACGCCCAACAACCGGCTCGCGATTTCATCGCCCATGCGCTGCCGGATCTCCGCTTCGATTTCCTTCGGTGTGCGCTTCACTTCCGCCGTCACTTCCAGCTTGTCGGTCGGCTTGAAGCCCGCCCTGTCCAGAATGTCTTTCGCGGCTTTGTACCGCGCATTCAGGTCATCACAGTCCAATAGCTCCACCAGCGTACTCATCGCGTGGTGGACGCTTTCGTCCAACTCAATCCGCGTCTGTAGCGCGATCTGATCGGCTCGCGCTTTGCGCTCCTTGTCGTAGGTGTTCTTGTGCATGCCAATCGCCGCTGCCTTCTCCGTCAGCGTGCCTGGTCCCATCGCAATGCGCAGGAAGTCGCCTTCGATCTTGCGCCCTATCGGCTGGATTGTCTTACTCTGCGCGCTACTTGCGCTACGTCTAGGCATGTGGTAACTCCATAAGTCAAAAACCAAACACGCAGCCGTGAACAACACAAGCGGTACGCTGATTCGGTAAATGCGGTGGCGAAGTTCAAATCCGGCCCGTTTGGGGGAAGCAATAGACCTACTACGCGCCGACGCCGCGTTTTGTGCCCCCCCATGCCGCAAACCAGGGCAAGTAGGACCACCGACAGGCGACCAACGGATTAGCAATCAGGCGTGTTACCACAGTCAATGCCGCATAAACACTGGGATAGCGGCCATCCACTGCTACGAAAATGCAAAAAAGTCGTAGAAAAGTCGTAACTCATACGCAAAACCTGCCATTTCACAGCACGCGGCGCGGTCCATCTGCGCCCATTCTGATGGGTGGAAATCACCACTTCACCACTGAATACCTGCTTTGACCGGTCTTCCGCCACAAACAGCATTAAATACTGCAATGCGCGCCGACATGATGCGCGCCTGGCGAACAGCCATGCAATTGACGCAAAAGGAACTGGCGGAACTGTTAAGCGTTTCAGAAGTTCACATTAGCCTGCAGGAGTGTTCGCACCTAGCAGTAGCAGACAGAACGCTGCACCAGGTAGCGCTCTTGTATTCCATCCACAGCCTACCACCCGACGCGCCAGTCAGCATCCTCCAGGAAATGCTTATACCGCCCAGTTTGGCCGCCAAGCGGGAGAAGGCACGCGAACGGCTAGCACGACGCCAGGCTGCTCGCTCCAAAACTTCGAAGCGGAAACGGCGTAAACGCTAGCGTCGTTAGTCCGCAGCGCATCCATGAACCCTTTCAGCACGTTGTCTAAGTCTGGCTTGGACATGCACGGCTTTCCGACAAGCGCGGCTTTCTTCTTCTTGCTCCAGGATTTCGGCATAGCCATGTAGAACGTAACGGTAAAGTCGTTGGGCAGGGTAATGCCATACTCTATGGCTTTGGCGCGGAGCTGGTCACGGTATTCGAAATACCGGACCACACAAGGGCGCTTCTTCCAACGGTCGCGGCGTGTCATGCGCGGTGCGGTCTGTGGTGGGACTTGAAAGACGTAGGTGGCTAATTCCATCATGGTTTTACCTTATTATATACTTATCAAGTGCATTTTATGCTTGCTATTATACTTATTAAGTGTAGATTGGTTTCTGTGCTGGCAATCACGCCAGCGTTTTTCTAACTCAAACGGGAACCAAAATGAGCAAGCAACTAAAAACCACGATTACCAAAAGATTTGCGAACCAGGTGACCGGCGGACTAGGCAAACCGTCCAAGATGCCTGGCACCGGCTACGGCATACCCGCTGAAGAATTCCGCGAAGCTCGCAAGGTGCTTGGCTTGTCTATGGCCGCTGCGTCGCGTCGCTGTAAAGTTCCTTACCGTACCTGGCAACAATGGGAAGACGGCACCAACCGTGTTCCGAACTACGCTTTCTGCTTTCTGTTCTACCTGCGCCATACATCAGCCACTGAGTGACGTTGCGTCCTGGGTTACGTTGCGTCTGGCGAGTTGTTCGCCCAGCTCCAGCAATGCCTGGTAGCGTGGATCGTCGTGGTGACGCGCACCACTAAAGCGCTTGGGCCTGGCTTGCTCACGCAAGTGGCTAAAGAAAGCCTGTCGCTTCTGCTGGGTAATGGCTGGATCAATCAGTTCAGGACGGTGGTGTGTGGTAGCGTCGGTGTTGCTCTGTGCGCTACTACCCAAGCGGTAGTGCCGAAAGCGTGTAGTCTGTAGCGCTTCTAGGAACTGGCCCTTCATTGGGAACTGGCGTTCCGAAGTGCTGTGCAGCAGCGCAGTCATGCCTGCGACGAAGGCGTCATCCGGTACGTCTTTGTAGTCCCTCAACCAGACGGATGGCAGTTCGTTTGGTATCGTTCTTCCGGTGCTGGCTGAAAACTCGGTCAGTACCTGCACTATCGTTTCCCTGCTTGCCATTGGTGTCCTCCTTCAAAAATGCGTCTAAAGTGGCTTGGTTCTTTTCATCAGCGCTTTGGTAGCGTGGTGACGTTGCGGCTGGGGCTTTGGGCGGAAACACGCCTGGCCAGCCGCTGGCGATGGAAGTATCCAGGCACTTTCGTGCTTCGGCTTCTGAATAATCAGCCGCTACTTGCTCCAGCGTTTTCAGGATCCGCGTTACGGCTAGTGGCGTAAGCGGTTTTCGGATTAGCTTGCGGTGTTCAGTAAAATCTTTCCAAAGTTCTTCAGACAACCAAGCCGGCAACGCCGTCTGTTTTGTTTTTTCTTTTTGGTTTACTTTTTCTTTATTAGTTTGTTTTTTATATATAGGTACCGGACGACCAGAAGTGCACTTCTGGACACCTGGACCTACTTGACCAGAAACGACCTTCTGGACATCTGGACTTTCTAGCTCTGTAATTTCGTCTATCGTTCGGATCATTTTGTCTCCCTGGTTGACGTCCCAGATCCACTCAATGACGTGGCCTTTATCGTTGCGTTCAGAACGCTTTTCTAGGTAGCCCGCTTCTTGTAGTTCGGCTAGGACTTTACGGACACGCAACCGACCTTCATCACAGTGCCGGTGAATCCAGTCAGCGGTCACCTTGAAGTTGGGTGGATGTGAAAGCAGGACGGCAAGCAATCCCTTGGCAAGCAGGCTAAGATGTTCTGATTGCAGGACTTCATTGCTGATCTGCGTGTAGCGCTGCCCTTCAGGAACTTGCTTGTGAATCATGACTAAGCCACTTCTTCGTCAGACAGGCGCTCCTTGACCTTGGCTTCAATGCTCTTGAGCGTCATCTGTTCCGCCTTGCTGATGTCACCGCGCTTGACGTAGGTGTCTTTCAACATCAGCGCTTCGTCGAGCTGCTTGTAGTTCTGAGCGCTTTCGATCTGATTGCGGACCAGTTCGATAGGCTTCAGGTCATCACGCTCAAGATGCTCAAAATCGTCGTCAGCAGTATTTTCTTCGACAGGTGCTTTGATGTCACCACCAACAAGCAACTGACGTAGGTCGATTATAGACTCTTCTAGAGCCTTTTCTGCAATCGGACACGTTCGCAACCCACCTTCTGGATCGGGTAAAGCCGTCAAGGTATATTCGGTGTCGTAGCCCTCACCTTCGCGGCTCACCGTGATGTCGTAACGGTTAAGAATGCCCCACTTCTTGTTTTCCAACAAATTGGTGAGCTGTCTGCGGATCGTTACCTGCGTGATTTCCCAACACTGAATAACGTCTACGTCGCGGTTGTAGACCACCAGCGCCCAAAAGAACTTGATCTGCTCATCACGGTACCCTTGCCGGTACAACAAGGCCTTGTCTTTCGACCCGACGCGACTGGCTACGCGAGCGTCAGAACCATGTTCATTAACTGTATCTTTCCAACCTACCCAACCTTGCACAGCAGTGCGTGGCTGATTCCAGTCGCCTAGAACGCGCACGTCATATTTTTCCTTGTTGCCGACTTTCAAGTAATCGCCAACGGTGCTTGGATCTTTGTAATTTTCGGGTAGTCCCCATGCTGCTAAACTCATGTCATGCTCCTTGTGTGGTTATTCGTATTCTTTGGTTTCGTATTCATTGGTAAGGATAAATTCCCCTATATATTCGACCCGCGATGCTATGGTCGCCAACAGTTGCTCTATGCCATCTAATTGATCTGTTCGGCGCGCTGCTATAATTTCAAATTGATGAAGCTGCGATTCCATGCGCTCAAGCCGTGATTCCAGTGCGCTGGTGGTCTTTGATTTGACCGAATCGCCAGCAACAGAAGTAAGGCCATTTTCTTCACGCAGTTTCTGACGAAAGGATCCACCAGTTCTTCGCGTTGAAAATTTCACGTTTAGGTCAGTAGCCAAACTAGCCATGATGTTGTAGCTGGTTTGGTACTTATGACGCAGCTCGTAAATAGTCAGATGTTTGGCAGCATCTTCCTTGAAGTTTTCAAGGTAGCCATGCGTCAAAAGAAAAATGTGCAGGTCTTTTGCGCTGTGGAACGCCCGCGCAAGTTCTGTCGTATTATTGCCGCCGTCATTGCCCGCAAATTCACACAGCTTTGCCATGCTGACCACAGGTCTGCCTTCATCGCGTAAACGCTTGTGTATGCCTTCTACAACCTTATCGGTAACAACCTCACCGTTAGGCGGGTCAACTGTAAAAGGTATACCTGGCGCTGGCTGCTCTTCGTCAGCCGGCTTCTTGTAAAAGGTCTGAGGTGTCTTCACGCTCTGGGGCGGACTGTACTTTTCCGCAAGTGATAGTGACATTAAGTCGCTCCATAAAAATGGTCCACAGTCTGTCCAACTGCTTCGGTGATGGCCCTGTGACGGGCCGTAAAAGATCGTTGTCATCGCTGGCAAATGGCAGGAAGAAACGATCATAAATATCTGCTACAAAGTTCTGTTCCCA